TGCTAATTTAGCAACTGCAACAAATGATACGCTTGTTAGAAAAACTGATGCGGTTAGTTTTACAACTGATGCAGGTGTTGCATTGAAAACAGTTATATTTTGCATAGATCCTAGAAAACTTGACCTTGCAAATGGATTTGATTGTATCGTTGTAAAAACAGGAGCTAGTAACGCTGCAAATATCACATCTGCAACTTATTTAGTTGAATTAGGATATCAAGGCGCAAATCCACCAAGTGTAGTAGTAGATTAATTTAATGGGGCGTTAAATCGCCCCACTTTTAAAAAGTAGGTGAAAATATGAAAAACGGAAGATTAAAATTAGTAGCACCGCCTACACAAGAGCCAGTAAAACTTGAAGAAATGAAAGAGTATATGTCATTGGATGAAAGTTTTGATAATACTATCCTTGAACTACTACAAGCAGGACGAGAAGCAGTTGAAGAATACCAAAATAGAGCAACATCAGAACAGACATTTGAATTAGTATTTGATTACTTTCCAAGTTGTTTTGAAATTCCAAGACCGCCATTTATTGAAATAGTTAGTATAAAATATTATGATTTAGAGGGAACTGAACATATTTATGATAGCAGTAACTTTATAATTGATGATAGTGGACAACTAACTAGAATAATTTTAAAATATGGTATAACTATACCAATAACACAATTACAAAGTTTAAGAGGTTTTGTTTTAACATATAAAGCAGGGTATGCAAATATATTTCAGATTCCTGCAAAGACAAAACAAGCTATTAAATTGTATGTTACTTGGCATTTCGACAATAGGGATGGAACATCTGACAATTTAGAATTTGAAAGGGCATTTCATTCATTATTAAATGCCAATAGGGTAATAAATATATGAAGAATTTTGCTAGTAGATTAAATAAAAGGATAACATTTTTAAAGCCAATTACAACAATACAAGATGATACTCAATATGAAGATGTTTCTTTTGTCACTTATAAAACTGTATATGCAGGGGTCATTCCTATAATTGGAAAGGAGCTTGTTGATACTCATAATATAACAAATAAAACCAATTATAAAATTAATACTAGATATTTTTCAGATTTAAAAGAAGATATGCGGATTGACTATAATGGAAAAATATTTGAAATTGTATCAATTATAAATGCTAACGAAAGAAACGAAGAATTAGTAATAACGGCATTAGAGGTATAAATATGGCTAGAACGGATACAACTTTTGATTTTGATTATTCTGAATTTGACGATTTGATTAAACAGTTTGAGAGTTTAGGTGGTGATGCTGAAGATATAGGCAAAGATATTATTAATTCTGCTGTTGATGTTGGTGCAACTGTTTATGCTCAAAACGTGCCTTTGGGGGATAAGGACAATCTACAAGGTCATGCAAAAGATAATATTAAAAAGACCACTATAAAAAAAGGTAAAAACGGATGGACTTATAAACTTATTTCATTTAAAGGCGATAGAAGTTATTTATATATGATTGAAAATGGATCATCAAGATATCTTCCTAAGCCTTGGATAGATAAAGCAAAATTCGCCGTAAGAAATGCTACCGCCCCTATAATGCGTGATACCCTTATAAAAGAAATAAAAAAACATTTAGGTGAATGATATGGATTTAAAACTTGAAATACAAACTTTATTAAGAGCTGATGCAACTTTAATTGCTTTATTGGGTGGAACAACTGATAAATATAAACGAGTATATAATATTTCTTGGTTATACGATGAAGAATTTCCACGAGTTAATATTATTGACTTATTATCTTTTGATGATATTTCAGCCGATAATGTAAGCTTGTTTCTTAACTCAAAACTTAGGATTTACGCATATTCAAAAAACAAAGATTGCTATGCTATTATTAAAAAAATAAAAAGCATATTAGCAAAAAAATATACTTGTGTTATAACAATGCAAACTGACAATTACGAAAAAGATACAAAAGCATATTCAAAAACATTAGAAATAGAAATATTAACAGAAAATACGGAGGAATAAAACAATGGCAAAAAATTTTACAATTGGTTTAGACAAGTTTCATTTCGCACCAATTACAGCCGAAAGTGAAACATCTATATCCTATTCAGTACCAACTCCCCTATTAGATGGGCAAAATGTACAAGTAAAGCCTAAAATAATTAGTGCTGATGTATCAGGTGACAACACAACTGAAACATTTAATGATGTAAGCGGTGCTGATGTAACAATGCAAAAAACAATGTTAACATCTGCTGAAAATGCTTTATTGCTTGGGGAAAGAACGCACACAAGCGGAGTTAAAATAAGTGGAGATGCTCCTTATGGTGCATTCGGATACAGAAGAAAATATCAAAGTGGGATACAGAGATTAATTTGGGTGTTAAAGGTTAAATTTAAAGATGTTGATGAAAATATCAACACAGGCACAAAGGACAACCTTAACCCTCAATTTGACACTATCACAGGAACATCTGACAAGCGTTTATGTGACGGAGAATGGAAAATCACAAAAGAAAGTCCAATAAGTGGATTCACAACTGAGGAAGTTGCAGCATTTTTCTCAAAAGCAACTCTTGAAACTAATTATAGTATTGCTACTCAAACATACTCAGAGCCTGTTGAAACTGTATTTGTAGACACATTGCCTACAACTGGAGTCGGTGGAAAAATCTACATAACTGATGATTTGAAATATTCATACTGGAATGGCACAATATGGGTTGAAAACGGCAGCGGCACAGTATAGAATAATTGAAAAAGGGCGGTTTATTATCGCCCTTTTTATAGAAAAGAGGATATTATGCAGGACAGATTAAGCATAGAGGTAAATGGCGAAGTTATACCATCTAAAATATTTGACATGAAAGCTTATCGTAAAGTAGCAAAATATAAAGAATCTACAAGCGATTTTGATATATTGGAAATTGGTGAGATAGTTTTATATGAACTATTTGACGGAACAAAAGTCACAAATGAAGTCATAGAGAAAATAGATGTAGTTAGCATGGCTTATTTATACGAAAAAGCATTCGATCTATATTGGGAAGTAGCTAAAAATATTATAGACTTAAAAAAAAAGAGCAACCCATTAATAGCGGTGAAAACAACGGAGTAATTGACATTTATTCCAATATGTACAAGGCTTTTGGAAAATTGCCATCTGAAATAGACAAACAAGACCCGTTCATATTATTTGAAATGATGGAAAATCTAACGGCTGAGGTAGATAATTCATTTGATTATGGTTTATAAAGGAGTGTTTTAATTGGCTGAAAAAAACCCATCCGTCGCACTTAGTTTTAATGCGACACAATTTAAAAAAGAAGTAACAGAAGTTACAAACGCACTCAAACAGACAAAAAAAGAATTTCAGTTACAAGATGAAACTCTAAAAGCAAGTGGGCAGAAACTTGATACATTAAAAACTAAGTTAAGAGATCTAAACGAAACGCAAAAATCACAAATAGCAATCACTGGTAAATATAAAGATGCGTTAGCAACTTTGACTACAACACAAACGGAAAATATTAAGAAACAAGAGCAAGCAAAAAAAGCATTAGATGATGCTAAAAAAAGCGGAACAGCGAGCAAAGAACAATTAGAAAAATTAAAACTCGAATTTGATAAAACTACTAACGCAGTTGAAAAAACTGATAAAACGTTAACAACTTATAATGGAAAACTATTAGATAGCGAAATATCAGAAAAAAAGCTATCTAACGCAATAACAGATACTAATAATGCAATTAAAAAACGTGATTTAGATAGCGCAAGCGCAAATGTCGATAAAATGAATAATGGATTAAATAAGGCTATTGGTGCTAGTGTAGTTGTAGCCACGGCTTTTGCAGCAGTAGGAATTGAAGCTGTGAAACTTGGACTTGATGCGATAAAATTGGCTGATGATTTAGCGACAGAAGCAGACCAACTTGGTATGACGGCTGAACAATTACAAAGATTTAAATACTTAGCTATGCAAACAGATGTAGAGGATTCAGCACTTTCTAAATTTATCGTTAAGCTTAACGGTGATGTGGGAAATCTAGCAATAGGAATAGAGGATAAAGGAAACAAAGCTTTGCTATCCCTTATAAAAACTGTTAAAAATACTGACGGAACATTAAAAGGCAGTGATCAAGTGTTTTTAGAAGTTGTTGAGGGATTGGGAAAAATAGAAAATCAAGCACTCAGAACAGGCATAGCAAATCAAATATTTGGTGAAAAATTCTCAAAAGACTTGAATCCTTTACTTAATAAATCAGCTGACGAAATCAAGGCATATTTAGCAGAGTTTGAAAAAATAGGATATTTATCTAATGGAACAGTTGCTGATATGGCGTTACTCGATGAAAAAATTAATAAAACAAAACAGATATTTGCACAGTTAGGTGCAGAGGTAGGAGTTTCTGTAACTCCGTTTATAGAGGAGTTTAC